TCACCCGCAGCAATAGCACCGACAGCACTCACCGCCGATGATGCAGCCGCTAAGAGGATTGGAACGCTAAAACCCATCTTATTGCCCCATTGGAACGCTTACGCGATAATCTAGGAATAGAAGCGTCATCTTTAATGGCGCTGTCTGCGTTACAGTAACAGACCCTTCATAGTCATATCCGAGCAATGGACCAACTCGTTTTAAGCCGGTAAACTCATCGACAGGACTATCAAGGACGTTTGTATCAAATGTTCTGAATGGTATCTCTACGCCACCGATGCTGGCATTTTGAGTCTCATAAAACTCTGCCGCCACCTCAATGATGCGCTTCCTAAAGCCACGCAGATTGCCGGTGTTAAGACGAGGTTCAAGTGGCATTGTTGCAACGGTAACAGTGTAATCTACGCCGACAGTAAATGATGTAGAAGATGAGCGATCAAACGTAATCAGGCCAACCGACGAAGCCGTTTCATTCGATAAAAGCACACCGTCCGCAATGACCTTGACCGTCTTGGCAGCCAGATTGCTTGCCGTTACAGATGCAGCAGCGCCGCCGCTGACAGCATTATCGAGAGTAATACTACGATCAAACTGTTCGACATGATATTTAGTCGAGCCATTAATCGTTCGCTGGACGACAACATATATAGTATCGACATCGACTGCGACCGCCTTGAATAAGCCATCTGTCGTAAACCTAGAGGGAGCAATAATATCCTGAGAACGCAGAACTGAGTAAGCCGTGAATGAACCATCATTGTTCACCAACATAAGCAAGTCAGCTTCGTCAGTGTCAGTTGCACGGCGCAAGGCAAGATCAATCGGCGTGTTAATCAGATGACCTGATAGGACAGAGATATTATTAGAGATGTAGGTAGCCTGAGCATCCGTATAGATAAACTCCTTTACGGTCTTACCACCGCGCTGCACATAGAGCGTTCCAGCTTCAAGACCTACAGGAGGCACACCTTCAAGCATACCGTTTCTAGTAGCCACACGAACCACAAATGCAGTTGGAGTGAGCGGATCACCTAGACCCTGCGGAACGTAGAACTCAGCGCCAGTCGTAAAGATTTGCAAGTCGCGGCCAGAATAAATATCAATGACAGCATTGAACTGATCGACATCTAACGTGGCTTCCAGCCCGTCATCATCGTTGCTTTGTTGTTTGTCAAAGTTAAATACGTCACCTACGCGGCTGCCCCAGATCGTCGATGGTCTGGACTTAGAGCCGCCAAAGAATAGCCGCCCCTCGTGGAATGTAACACTACGAGGCCACCCTTTTGTTGAAGACCATACGTGTTCATACCCACGCTCAATCTCCCATTCACCGGAAGCATAAGCAGATGTTTGGCTGAACGGAATTTCTACTACGGCTTTTACCTTAGTCGTGCTTACATAGGTAACAATACGAGCGCGGCCATATCCGTAACCGTCTTTAATATTGATATACTGCTCGACATCAGTTGATGCGAATGTGCCACCAGCACAGGTCAGTTCAATAAATCCAGTAGAAGCTGATGCTGTAAGTGTAGTCGATGGGCTACTTGTTGTAATTGAAAACGCATAGTGCGGCTTATAAGTGAACGCAATCGCGCTCAATGTCCAAGATGAGTCGTTTGCGCCACGGACTAGCTTTAATGGCTCTAAGTCTTCATGCACAAAGATCATCGTGTCAGCCGACTGAGCGTATTTTAGATTAGGTAAAATAGCCGATGTCAGCGTAGAGGCGGCTAGATAAGCATTACCTGAACCATTAATATTTGTAATTAACACGCCATTCTTAAAGATATAGATGCGCTGGTTGACGATTGCGAACATATAAGAGTCGGCAACAGAAAACTCGAACGGCACTAGAGACACACCGTTGGCTGCGCTGGCCGGTAGATCGTAGATGAACTTAAGACCCGGGCGACGACGAACACCACCTTGCGGGATGACAACAACATTCTCAGCCGTCTTCAAAGCGGAGTAGTATTGGTTAAGGTCAATACGGCCACGCAGAAGCGGATCGACCTCTCCGACTGTAAAGTTGGTCTGGATGTTGAGGATTCTAGTCATCAATACCTCACGGCGACGAGAGAATAGTCCTCAATCACTTGGTTAGGCTGGTTCTGCGAGTCAATCATGCTTGCCTGACGGAAGTATCCGCCACGACCATTATCCATTGCCGAACCGACCGCCATGTTTGACCAATACTGGCTTTTGGAAATCTGGTCAGTCACCGGCTCCGCAAAGTGCCAGCACAGGAAATACTTGAGCAGTTGGACAAAATACTGAGGCAAGGCATCTTCCGACACATCATACTGATAGTCGATCCAGATTGACTCGTAGTTCGTCTGTATCTTGTTACCAATCTTTTCCCAGCCCGTTACCGGACGACCACCGGCTGATGTCGTGATGAATAGCGCACGAGCCCCGGCAATCAGATCGCCCGGCAAAGCGTATTCATACTTCCACTCGGTAACAGGCGTTGTTTCCAGCCGAGCCAGTTGGACCTTCTTCATCGAGAAAGACCAAGGATACATCGACAGGAGCATAACCTTAATATCGTCATAAAGACGGTCGGTGATCTGTGCAGCCGATGAACCGTCACTGAAACTGGTAATAATGTTGGCTCCCAACATAATAAGGGAGTCATTACAGATTTTAAGTTTGGTATCGCCGGTTGCCATTCGAGAACTCCGAAGCTGCGATATTTATATTATGAGTTGCTCAAAGAAGAAAGCCCCGACTCGGGTGACCAAATCGGGGCTCTCAATACTCAAAAGGACACTGGATTAGTCAGTATCGGTCGCCGAGATGGTCGTGCCGTCAGCAATGTCGACGGTCGTGCCATTGTTCGAATTCACATACGAGATGACGAGCGAAGGTGTCGTCGTGTCGTAGAGAAAAAGAACGTCACCGACTTTTACGATGGACGCGACTGAATTGAAGTATGCAGCCGTGTTCATTGTAGCCTGTGTATCGGCGGACTTGTAGCTATACAAAGACGGAGCATTTCCGGCCTTGTTAGCTGCGATAGTGTTCCAGCCAGCAGAATCAAAAGCCATAGTTCAATCTCCTTCTTACGATTCGCGGCAGGTGATCTTGACGATGCCTTCGTCGTCAATGGCGACTGCACCGGCAGAGAACATGGAGTTTACGAGGAACGATGTCTTTTCAGGGACATAGTTGATCTCGGTGCGCTGGCCCATGCCGATACCCATGCCGACTGCATCGCGGTGGAACGCATAGCAGGTGCGGTCAAGAGAACCGTCAATCGGCAAGCCGCCTTCTGAGCGGTCACCAATCGTCACGAACTTGAAGCCGAGGAAGGTGTCGATTTCGCCCGAGACGAGTGCGCGGACTGAGTTGAAATCAGCCGATGTCGTCTGAGTTTCACCGAGGAGACCTTCAAGGCCCGAAGCCGAGATAATCATGCAACGACCGTCCATTGGGACGTTGTTTGCATCGAGCAACTTCTTAGCACGGCGGAGTTTTGCAACGTTAAGGTTGCTGTCCGCTGCACCGATGTCGTTCGAGACCGTCAACGATGTGCTTGAAGCTGCAAGCGCGTCGAGGATGATCTGGTCCATACGGCGGCCAATCGCGTTCGACACGACCTGAACAAGTTCACGGCGCTCGTCGAAGTTGACTTTTTGCTGATGGAAGATGTCGCTGTATTCGGCAGCGTTCCAGTCAGCCATCGTAGCGGTGACTTGGGAATAGCTGACGTTAAGCGGCGAAACATCGGTCTGCGGGACACGGATTGTGGCCGAACCCTTGCCGATTTTCGGGAACTTTACTGTAGAACCTTCGACACCGTTGCGCTCACGGACGAGGCCAGCCAAAGCGCGTGACGCTTGATAGGCTTGCTTTACTTCCGCGTCGAACAGCGTAACAAAGGCATTAGAAATTAACTGTGCCATTTGGATCGCTCCGTTCGAGGTTAAGGTTTACTCACGCAACGGTTATCCTTACGGGCCGTTTACTTGGGATTTTGTGGTTCCCCAACCATGATGCCCGGCCTTTCGGTTATCGGACGGGTGAATATTTAGTCCACCCGCCCAAAAGTGTCAAATTAACCCGGGATGGCTTCGGCGAACATACGCTCTACCTTGCGTGTGAACGCCATATCCTTACCATATCTAGGGTCTCCAACCATGGCATAGAGATCATCCCGTGATACAGACTGGTCAGTTGCAACACCGGCAGTCGGGATGGCCATTTCACCAGATGCCTGACGAATTTTGTTGAGAGCCGACACAAAAGCCGCCGATGTAGAGGCTTGAGCGACAGCGTTCAATTCTGCTTCGTTCAGTATGGACCGGCCAAGTTTGCCGAGCCATTGGTTGTTCGCCTTAATAATGTCATCAGCACGATTGCCGAGTTTCTTGAGTTCCGCTTCCCGATCTACTTGGATTTTCTCAAGTGCGCCGGTCACGTTATCAAGATACGACTTGGCAATCTTCTCGAACGCATCCTGAGATAGTCCGATTTCTTTTGCAGTTGCGAGATAGCTTTGCAAAACAGGGTCATCATCAGGCACATTAGCCGCCTTAAATGTCTCTGTATTGTATTTGCCGTCCTTTGGGGCTTTGTGTTGGCCCTGAGAGAACTTCGCCCTGAGTTCAGTATAGGACTTTGCTAGGGCTTCGACATCTGGACCGTCTGCATCCGACCAGAAATTCTCTGGCCAATAGTCTGGACGCTCCAGTTTCTCGTCTTCTTCCGGTTGTTGAGCCGCTTTTTCTTCATCGGTAAGTTCCCGATGTGGGATTTCTACCTCAGTTTTCGTCTCAACCTTATCAATTTCAGGAGTTAACAGGCTCTGGTTGTCGGCTTGGCCATCGGCTTCACCGGCCTGAGTTGTCTGATCTTCCGTCATTAAGTCCTCGCTCGTTTGATACGCCCTTCAATTTGACGAACAACGCTGTTCTGACCCTCACGGTGGAAGCCATGAGACGCATCATCACCCGGAAACCAAGTCGGTTGGTCTAGATACGATTGTCGTAGGTCAGCCAGAACTTTAGCGCCAGCTTCGCTTTGGAACACCAGAGCGTAAAGGGTGTCCAAATCTCTTTGTTTATTCGGTCCATTATTTTCGTCAGCCATTCATTCCTCATTGCATTGCCCTCATCAGTGCTTCCTGATTACCGGCTTGTTGCGGCTGCATTGGTTGTTGCTGTGCAGCCATTTGAACCTGTGCGGCCTGTTGTGCAATCTGCTCACGCTCGTCTTGAGTCGTAAGCAATCTTGCCGGGATGCCTAGGCGTTCTGCTACATAGTCAATAATCTCGTCACGCTTGATCGTAATCATGGCTTCTGGTCCCATTCCAGCCACAATTTGAGCAAACTGCATGACATCGTTCAGTTCATCCATATTCTGCGCTTGGGCAAGTGGGGAGATTGGGACGATCTTGACCTCTCCACCGTTAACCTTGAGAGGCATATCAATCAGACCAGTCTGATCCATGATAAAGAGAACGCGCTTCACAATCGGGATCATAGCCTCGGTAATAAGACGACCAAAGGCGGCACCAAGGTTTTGAGCCAGTTCGTTTCTGCGCTGCACAACTTCGGTAGCCGACCGAGCCGACATATTGTCAGGTGGAAGCGTGTCATCCAGAAGCATCTTCTTGATGTTCATACGGACATCATTGATGACGATCTGGGCTACGTTGAAGTCAGATGCTTTCGGCAACGGCTGTAGGCTTGGACCTTGAGGACCACCGTTACGAGCCACAGGCACAATAGCACCCGGTTCGATACGGATGTTCTGCGGGTTGATTACACCATCATCTGCCGCTGTATAGACACCGGACACCGCCAGAGCAGCGTTCTTAAGCAAGAGTTCAAGCGTTTTATTGAGCGTCTTAACATCTGGCATAGCCGTGATGAGCGGCCCACGGCCATAGACCTCGCCAGCTACTTTCATGTAACGGGTCACGATCCAAGGCGATACCTTCATCGTCCGATAGACGAGTTCTGCCTTTATTTTCTCATGGATCACATGGTAGCAATAGGTTGCATCATCCTTGTTATAGACGGTGGCTTCGAGAAGTTCGACTTCTTCTGTCGGCTTCCGATTGATCTGCTCTTGCAAGACTGGCGGTATCTTGGCATCCGACCATTGCAATGAGATCGCATCACCCTTGAGACGCATCTTGCGATAAACATTATCGACAGTCCCGTGCGGCCCTTCTTCGAGAGACACGAGATACTGCGGCACTGCGGTGAAGCGGATAGGTGAGTCTTCGTCGCCCGGCTGGATCAGCATGACTGCCGTGCCGACTGCAAGATCAAGCAAGAACTCTGACATAGACAGGTCAAAGTTCGTTTGACGCAGCGTGTTGAACATCCGTTCACGGTAGAAATCCAGAACTTGCTGAATTTCAGCGCGGCGTTCTCTAGGAATTTCATTACCGGCTTGCAGGGCGCACCAAGCACGGTAGGGTGGAAACAGGCTGGATTGGATACGATTAGCGAAACGCTGGGTCGAATGGATGGCGGTCGAATCGAAGACCTTGCTCATCTTCTTTTGGCCCGGCACACCGCCTTCGTAGAAACCATCATAAAGGTTTCTCTGTGGAAGTGCGTATTCGTAGCACTCCTGATAAATCGTGCGCCACTGGTCTTTCTTGGAGGAGGCCAAGCTAGCGCGTTTAATTACGTTTTCTATACTCATCTTGGCCATAGTAACCTCACTTCTTCTTTGACTTGCCAGCTTTCGACAAAGCAATCGCTACTGCTTGCTTCATCGGCTTACCACTTTTCATCTCGGTTTTGATGTTCTGAGAGATAACCTTCTGGGACGAACCTTTCTTAAGAGGCATCTTTTTTCTCCTTCCGCATTGCGGCCCTGATATTGTCGATCATGTTGGGATAGGGGCGACCGGCTTTCTTTGCCATTTCTTTAGCGTGTTCTTTTTGCTCTGCGGTAAGCTTCTTGCTCTTGCCGAGAGACTTCGGACGAGGCTTATCCCATACTTCTTTCATGTTCAGTCCTTCATCTTCTTGATGCGTTCGCTGAGAGCAGCCGCTTTCTTCTTGGCATCAGCCGTAGAACTGGCTCCCCAAGCCCGTAGTGCAAGCAGTTTGCGAGTTGGCTTGCCCTTCTCGTCGTAGTCTGGACCTTTGACACCCGCCATACGCGCTAGGAAGCTGGCCTTACGACCGAGTTGCTCACGCGATTGAGGCGCACCCTTTACCGGCGGCTTTAAGTTCGAGCCTTCTTTACGCTTGAAGTAAGCGCGACCGGCTGCGTTCAGGCCACCTTGCGGGTTCTGGTATCTCTTAGCGACCATTAAAGACCACTGAGTTTGGTTGGCAGACCAGTTTCAGGAGCAATACGTTCTGGCGAAAGCAACTGACGATAGCCACCGCGTGTGCGAGCGCGGATTGATGCGGCCATTTGCTGACCGGCAGCCGCTTCTTGAGCCGCAATGCGCTGCTCTTGCTGTTGTTGCAGTGCAACTTGCTTCTCTTGTGCAGCCGAAGAACCGCCTCCGCCGCCGCTAAGACCGAGAGCCTGTGCTATGAAACCCATGATTCAACCTCGCAAATATGTGACAGTCACAACCGTCAGACGCATAAGACCGTAAAAAAGCCTCTCTGGTGAACCCAATCGTCTTGGCCCACCGAACCGCTCTAGGATTATCATTTCTTACAGTTATCTGCAAACGCCTTACAAATGTCATGTTAGATATAAATTTTATCATGTTTTTACTACATTTCGTCATCTCAACTGGCTTTTTCGTCACATAATCGGCATCTTTAAAAACTGTCACTTCCCAGTTCCCGTGCCAGAGCGGGAAAAATAAATAGCAAAGGATAGGTTTCTCTCCGTCGAAGACGGTGAATGAGAAGAACCGTGACGCATATTCCGAGATGATGGTATCGAAGTCATCATAGGCTGCGATAGTATTCATATCGGCTTGCCACAAACGCATGGCGCGGATGTGTTTCACATGAAACTCTTTGATTTCGTAGTGGTCCGGGAAGTTTGCACTACGGATTATGTCAGCGTTGGGCATCATGCGAAGATGTCAAAGTCCGTTTTGGCGCTGGTTTGCATGGGAAGTCTGCCGCCGATCTGATGGCCACGGGTCAGAGTGCGGAACTCGCCGCCGCCGAGCATAAGATACCCGAAAGCGTCACCAATATGGGAATGTTCGTTCTTATTTGGCGCATCACGGAAGCGATCTGTGCCACCGCCTACACCTACGCGCTTAAAATGATAGCCACCGGCTAGTGATTTTCGTAGCCGATTACAGCTTGAGTCAAGGATCAGCCCCGGCTTTCCGTCAATCAGTCGTTGCATAGGCAAGGCACCAGCTTCGCGGCGCACCATAAAGTCGTTCGATGCCGTAGGTTGAGCATTAAGTCCTATGGTTTTGAGATAATCGAAGGCTGTGACCTCGAAAATACCGTCACGAGCGACACCCGCCGGATCGCCCCAGACGAATACTTGGGCTTTAGCGAAGTGGGTCATGATGTCGTGCATCAGGATTTGGCCGAACCGCTCTAGGCCCATGCTGAATGAGACGATTTCATGGAGAATATGCCAGCGGCCATTGCGTGTTTTCTGTCCGAATACGGCTGCCGGTGTCAAACCAAAGTCGATCCCGATCTGTAATGGTAGTCCCGGGTCATAGTCGATCTTATCGACGGTCATGAGCGTGTCTGAATATTCAGGCCAGACGGCTTTACCTTCTTGGACATAGACATATTCACCGGCAACGTAGCATCTGATCCAATCTAGGTTCTTGCCACCGAGTTGTTGCTCATAGTAGCCGGGCGGAAGGTTATTGATGTTCTCCGCTTTCTCGTTGACGGTCCAGTAGCGGCCAGCGCCGGGTATGGCTCCCGGATGTTCAGCGGCACATTCGACCATTCCGGGCGGCTGTTTGAAGAATTTCCATTCATATTTGCCGCGAATTGGCTCTTTTTCGGCAAGTCTGTGCCACCAATGGTCAGTATCCATCGGGTTGGTATCAGCCCAGATACCACGCCAAGTTGGGCCGCCGTGTAATTTAGTGGGATAACGACCTACGCGGTGGGTCAGTCCTTGGATCACAGCCAGTGGTAATTCTCTGGCTTCGTTTACCCAAGCACCGGTTAGTTCGAGCGAGAGGAGTTTTCGAACGTCTTTTGGCTGATCGAGGGCTAGGAAGATGACTTCGCAATCAACTCCGGGGATACCATCACGGCTCGGAAGTTTTAGGTGATGGGTAATAGGCGGCGACCAGCGCATCGGTCCCCAGACATCCTCCGGAAAGATGGATTGCCAAGTCTTGATCGTCGTAGTTCGCAGTTCAGGATACGAGTTACGGATAATGACGAACCGTGTATAGCGGATATTATCGACCGGAGACGGCCTTTGCTGGACGGCTTTGAGGAATATCTCTGATGCACAGGCATAGGACTTACCTGATCCTACGGGGCCGAGGAGACCACGGAAGAAGGCATCGTTATTGAGGAACTTCCAAGTGGTCGGTGACTCGGAGAAGTCTAATTCGAGACCAGCATTGGCGAAGGCTTCTGCCGCCTCATTCTGCGTCTGTTGTTTCTTCGGTTTCCGCATCGATTACCTTTGTTTCATAATGTGTGACTGCCGGGCCTTTAAGATTGATACCGATGATTGTCGGTCTATTTTCGTCAGCACCAGTTTCCATCAGGCCATGGTGCTTAGACAATAACCGCAGGGCAGCGATCTTGTCGTGCATCTCGACCTCAATAGCGTTACCTTCTTTGGTCGGCGTTACCTTGACCTTCTTTATGGCCTTCTGAACATTCAAAGGCAACTCATTAGAGTTCTTAACAGTGACGTTTCCAGATGAATCCCATGACAAAACATCCGTTATGGCTGCCGAGCCAAGGGCTTCGATTTCACTAAGAACAGCCTCTTTCTTAGTTGGATCAGAGGAAACAATGCCATTTCTAAACGATCTTACTCTACCCAATGCAATCTCCTGTGGAACACACCCTCAACCTATCTTGACAGGTATTGACTTTCATCCCGCGAACCCCCTTATCTATCCCCTCGGGATACATCGAATTAGTGATTTGAGTTGATTTCCGAAATCTGGAAAAAAATTGAGTGACACACCCCGCAGTAGAGGGCACGGGGTGGGGGGCAAAGGGTGCCTCACGCAAACATACCCCTAGCGATAAGCATCTGTAGCGTAGTCGGTAGCGATCCGAAGCGTGTGACATAATTCCTAAACGCCATAGCGATCTGATCGCGTGTTGGATTGATTGCGGCTAGATCAAGAAGCGATTTGTTGTCGGTTTGGATTGTGTAACCATATGTTTGAGACATTGACTTCACACCCCTTTCAATCCCCTTTAGCTTTTCATTCTCTTCTCTCTCCAATTCGCTAGTCTTTTGTTCAAGTTGAGCATAAGTCACCTGGTCTTCTGGTTGATCTGTAGCAAACGGTATTGACGACTTTAATTCTTCATCCGTTGGTATCGGATCGTTAGACGAAAAGAGCACCTGATAACGGCTAGTCAGCCATTTACTTGTCTGATTTTTAAACCATTTCGGCTGTAGTTTGCGGATCATTCCGGCGTTAATTAAACGCTTCAAACTAGCTGAGACCTGAACCGGTCCTAATCCGGTGCAATTCCTGATTGTCTCATAAGTTGGATAGCTGACGCCTTGCCTCGATACGAATAGACCAAGAGCGCAAAGCAATAAGAGATCATTCGGCGATAAGTCAGGTGAATATACGGCCCTACTAGGAATGATTGCATAGCGTCTTCCACTTGGCTGACCGCGATGGTTCACACCTTCACTCGCCTTAGCCAGCCTTCTGAGACCTCTAGCCGTTACTTTCTTCTTGATTTTCTCTTGCAATATCAGGCCCTTACATTTTTTATAATTATTTTTATAATATACGCTTGACATAAAACCTAACCTTATTATTGTCATGAATACCGGACCAAGCCGGACACAAACGATAGGACAAAAGATGTCAGACTTTATCAACGTCATATCAGCCTATGGCCTATTCTTCGCCATTGCTTTTTCCGTCATGATCCTCACCTCAATTCTAGAAATGATAAAGAAAGGATAAAACAATGAACATTCAAGAAACCATCACCAATAAGATCATTGAAGCAATCGAAGCCGGAGCAGGGGAGTTTGTCATGCCTTGGCATCGTTCCGGTGTATGTTCGGCCTTGCCTCACAACCCCATCTCAAAGAATACCTATTCCGGCGCAAACGTCATTTCCCTATGGATTGAGCAGAAAGAGCGGTCCTATTCCTCAAATCAATGGGCGACATACAAGCATTGGCAGTCTGTCGGTGCTACGGTTCGCAAGGGTGAAAAGGCCGTGCATTGTGCCTATTTCTCACAAGGTCTTAAGACGAAACAGAACGAGCAAGGCGAAGACGAAACGCGCTCTTTCATGTTTGCCAAGCCTTTCTACCTTTTCAACGCTGACCAAGTTGAAGGATATTCTGCCAACGGAACGCCGGACACCTTACCGGAAAACCTAGTTCAACGCATCGAAAACGCTGACCAAGCAATTAAAGCAACTGGTGCTGAGATCATCGAAGGTGGCCAACGTGCATTTTATCGGCCCTCTACCGATGCCATCTATATGCCTGACCAATGGCGGTTTCGTGATGGTGACGGAAATAATGCGACACAAGCCTACTATTCAACTCTGTTGCATGAACTGACACACTGGTCCGGTGCTGAAACGCGCCTCAATAGGACAAAAGGCAAGCGTTTCGGTGACGATGCTTACGCTTTCGAAGAACTGGTAGCTGAACTAGGAGCGGCCTTTCTTTGCGCCTCACTTGGTATCGAAAACGAGCCTCGCATTGACCATGCTCAATATATCGACGGTTGGCTACGGGTTCTCAATAGCAACAAGAACGCAATCTTTAGTGCGGCCTCACTTGCTACCAAGGCCATGCAATACATTCTCAAAGCGGAAGCACAACCCGAAGCAATAGCCGCTTAGGGTCGAAAAATCGCCTCTTTTTCAACCTTGACACATGAAAGGATGACAAAATGTATCAGATTAAATTGAGCCGGACACAAGCAGAACAATTTGACGGATTATTGCACTATCGTTTCGACAAGGTCTATTGCCTGCCAAAATCACCTACTGGTCATTATTATCGGGTAGAGCGTTACGGAGTTTCAGTTCCATATGTGGCAACATTCGACAACCGTGAAAGCGCATTGCGGTTTGCAAAATTGGTAAGCAAATCAGACCGTTATGACGCCTATGTCACTAAACTGAACACATAGGGAAAGCCATGACACTGCTCGACACACTGTCAAGGGTTGAGGAAATTTACTGAAACAACCCGCAATGAATTAAGGGGCCGCAAAGCCCCTTTTTTCTTGTCCGGTCTTTGCCATTAGAAAATAAGGCTTGCCGATTGGCAGCCTGTTTCTGTCGATCCTAGAGCATATCCTAGAACGGGACCGATTCATTCAGATCATGGGCGGAACCTACACCAGCCTTAGTGAAACGTTTCACCCCGTCATCGGGGGACTCTGTCCGGCCCTCATACTGTCTGCCAGATAAGGAATAATAGGGACGGCCCTCGTCATCCTGTCTTAGCCAACCGCCAAGATCAAATTTTACGTCGTCAATATAGATATACCCGCGAAAATCGGGGTGCTTGTCTTCCGTCTTCCGGTCGTTTTTCCAGAGTTTTCCGAGGTGTTTCTTGCTCACTTTGTCAGCCTTTCAGTGTTAATTTTGTCAACCTATCCATAGTTAATCCATGGCGTCCCTAGTAGCAATCGGGCGGGGCTTTCTATCCACCGGCAGGATCGGGCTAGGAATTTCCATGGTGTCTAATGGCGATTTTTCTAGTCATTCGGTGGAAATTCAAATTGAACGGGGTATTTTCCTTTCGTTTCCATGGCGTTTTCAAGAGCCAATAATCTAAACTTCAATTCCTTGCGCTCAAAATAGGCTTTCCATGGCGCATAATTGGCATCCGATTTTGACTCAATATAGTAACAAACATTGTTTCGATGAACCAATATTTCAGGTTTTTCCATGGTGTCTTCCCACCGTCTCTGGTTCA